AATGAGATGCAACTCATGACTGCTATGGAGGATCATGATTACACCTGCTGGTTAGATCCTGATGGTGTTCCTGCTTATCGTAAAGACTGTGTTTCTGCCTCTTAATTACTATGACTCATCTCGAATCTGCTGAAAACTCTATCCGTGCCGCTCTTGTAGAGGCACTAGAGAACCGTGAAGACACTTGGATTTCTGAACTGTTCGATGCACTTGGTACTATCAAGAAGGTCCGTCTAGGGTCTCCTGTACGCCTTACAGATAACACTTCTGAGTGGACTGCTAAGAACAGTGAGTTTAATTTCAATCTGTCTTCTGATTACATGCCTGTAGCAGCCGCTCCAGTTGCTTTCCCTAGTTCTTATGGTGAAGATGTGATCTCCTTTGGTCAATATACTGGTGGTAATATTAAAATCGACACTGAAGGTCCTGATACTATTAGCTTCTCCTAGTCTCGGATAGACTCTAAACTTGCCCTGGTGGAGCTGAGTAGATTCGTCTGCTGGTCCAGTCTCGGGATGACTTAAAACGCGCCCTGGTCGGGATGGGTCATCGACCCCTCGGGTTTCTTTGTTCCTAAAACAAAGTGGTGCGGATGGGATACTCTCCCGCCTGGTTTACATGTTCCAGTCAAAAATGTGTTGGTGGTAAATCCCCTTCCGTGTGGTTGTTTTCCAATTTAGCATCTGAAATAATAAAATTGGTGGCGTGCATGTGCCTGGGGGTTGACCACCCCCTTCATGCGGGTGTAGTTCAGTGGTAGAACGTCAGCCTTCCAAGCTGAATGTCGTCGGTTCGAATCCGATCTCCCGCTTATAAATATCAACGATGAAGTTGATTGTACAATGTCTAGAGCTTTAGTTAATCAAATTGCAAACCAGACTAATAATGGTCCAGTAGAATTTCCTTTTGGATTGACCATTCCTCAGTCTACTGCACTATCTCTTGACGGATCTTTTCTCGCATCTGGAAATACACTAGGTAACACTGGTCAAATTCTTAGAGCAGGACCAAATTCAACATTGGTATGGGCTGACTCAGATACATTTGATCTTACCGCTGGTGATGGAACAACTTCCAATAGAAAAAATATTGTACTAACTCAAGTAGGATCTGGTGCAACTGATACTGTTGTCTTAGAAGCTGGTAATAATGTTAGTCTGTCTAGAGCAGGTAATGTTATTACATTCACCTCTTCGTATGTTGATACAGATACTATTACAAATATTAGAACTGGAACCGATCCATATGTAAATGGTGATCTGACTTTACTTCAGGGTGGATCAACAACAATCACACAATCTGGATCTAACTTTACAATTTCATCTACAGATACTCAATACACTGCTGGTACTGGTGTTACTCTAACAGGAACAACATTTTCTATTCCTCAAGAAGTTGATACTACTAGTGATCCTACATTTAATGATCTTACTTTAACAGGTAATTTAACTGCTGTTGATGGTTCATTTACTGGTAATGTAACTGGTACGTGGGATGGTGGTACTATTCCTATCAATAAAGGTGGTACTGGATCTACAACTGCAACTTCTGCATTCATAGCACTAGCACCATCGATTACTAACCTTCAAGATAAGTTTCTTACAACTGATGGTAGTAATATTTACTGGGCAAATTTACCAGCACAAGGTGGTTTTACTCCATTAGAATATACACTTACTGCAGAAGCTGGACCAACAAGTTCAAGCGCAAAGATAAGAAGTACCGATAACAATACTTCACCGAATTTTACTGAAGTCACCATTGTTGGTGGAACTGATATTGCAATTTCTGAAAGCGGTAATACAATCACTATTGGATACAGTGGAACAAGCACAACTTTAACGCAAGAAGAAGTTGAAGACATTGTTGGTGGAATGATCAACAATGCATCTAACACCGACATTTCAGTTACTTACAATGATACTGCAGGAGAGTTAGAATTTTCTTATACTGGTGCTGGACCAACAGATACTAACACAACATATGATCTTAGTACAACTGCAATTACTGGTGGAGCTGCTTTACTACTAACTCCTGGTGGAAGCGGTGCAGGAACTGGAGTTGATCAGATTGATATTCTTGGTGGTAATAACGTAGACGTTACTAGAGATGCTGGAACTGGTAAACTTACAATATCAGCACTTGATACAAACACCAACACAATTACAAATCTAACCATCACTGGACCAAATACAACTGGTGGTAATAATTTTGTTAATGGAGACCTTGTATTCCAAGCAAGTGGCGGAATTACCCTCGCGCAGTCTGGAACTACGTTCGCTATTAGTTCTTCAGATACTAACTCATATGTTGATGGAGCATCGTGGGCAACTCTCACAGGGGCTTTGACGATTACTAGAACAGATACTTTATCAGATATTGTAGTTCCAGTAGATAATCTACAAAGTTATTTTGATAATAGATATGCACAGACTTCAAATCTAACTGATGCTAGGATTACATCTGCTACTTGGAACTCTACTAGTGGTGTATTGAGTCTTCTTCCAAACAATGGTGATCCTGCGATTACTGTAAATTTGGATGGTAGATATGTAACTGATAGAGGAGATAATTTTTATGCAACTAGTGGTAGTGTTGTTGCATCTACCAATAATCCTGGAGGATTCCACGTAAATAGAAAGCTTTTACAAATTGATAGAAACGATAGTAATTCTTTTACTGTAGAGTTAGAACCTCTATATGATTATCTTGATACACTATATGCTCCAATAACTAGTATCGATACTGCAGTTGAAGATTTCACTTTTATTGATGGAGAACTTTATTTATCAGTAGCTGAACAACCTGGAGGAACAATCCGAGATCAATATACATATGATTTTGATGCTCGATACGTAAAGAAAAACGATTTCGTTGATAATCTTAGTTTCAATACAACTAATGGAGTTCTAACACTAGATCATAATAGACAAGACCCATCAGGAACCAGCAGCGATGCTCCGTCAGTTACTGTAGATCTTGATGGTAGATATAAGTTAGACTCTGCTTTAGATGTTGCGATCTCAGATCTTATTTGGAATCCAGGTACTGGAAATATTTACGCACAAAAGAACGATAACTCTAATACTAATTCTAGAAGTCTCGATGGTAGATACATTGATACTGTTACTCTTAGCGGCAACCAATTTACGTTTGCTAGGAACAACGGAACTGATACTGTAATTACTCTACCAAAAGTTAGAACTGACGTTCCAAATAATACCAGGATGTTATTCTATGAGAGTTCAGCACCAGTTGGATGGGAAAAGGTAACATCTTCTTCATTAAATAACGCAGCAATTCGAGTTGTTACTGGATCGGGCGCTCTTACAGGTGGATCTCAACAATTCTCCAACACTTTTACAAGCAATCGTGCAACTGGTGGATCAGTTAACAGAGGGAATCTAGATGTTTCTGGTAATATATCATCTCAAGTTAATGATAAATCAGTTAACAAAGGAAATCTAAGTGTTAATGGATCTCCATCTGTTAACTTTACTTCTGGTACTGGTGTTAACAGAGGAAACTTAAGCGTTTCAGCTCATACATTGTCTACAAGTCAGATGCCTAGTCATAGGCATAATTATAATTACATCAGTGATTCTAGTGGGAACAAGGAGTTTGGTGAAAAAGATAATGATGGTAGAACCGAAAATGCTAACACAGGTAATACAGGTGGCGGCGGTTCTCATAGTCATGGATTAACTGGTAATCCTACTTTCACAGGAGGAGTTAGTGGATCTAAAGGAAACTTAGCTATCAGTGGAAGTCCATCTGTTAATTTTTCTGTTTCGTCCAGTCACAATTTTAATGTGACTGGGAATCCTACATACACAGCAGGAAATATGAACTTTGCAGTTAAGTATGTAGATGTTATAATTTGTAGACGTAACGATTCTTTGGATCCATAATATGAAACTAGAGTCAGGTGATTTTTGTCCTCTAATTGGAGGACCATGTAAAAAATTTGAATGTAAATGGTGGATTCAAATTAGAGGATTGAATCCTCAAACAGGACAAGAAGTTGATGAATGGGATTGTACAGTATCGATGTTGCCTATGTTGCTTATTGAAGCATCACAGCAAGCACGACAAGCTGGTGCTGCTGTTGAAAGTTTTAGAAATGAAAATATAAAACAAACAGAGAAACTTCACGAAAACTTATTGCAAGCACAAGAAATTGTACCAGCAATAATTAAACAGTCTCTAAATAATAATAAGGGATTACTGGGCGGATTACCATGAAATTTAATATCTTAATTGCTGATAATGTTAACGATGGATCTGTTGGATATGAAGGCAGAGTTGTTTCCAACGTTGATTTAATTAATGAGGATTTTCTGGACCAGAGAATTTGGGCAATTGAGTATAATGATACTGTTGTACCTCCCATCAATAATATTGAATATCAACCATCCATAGGAGATCCAGAAGAAAAAAATCTCTCTCTAAGTTTGACCGAGGAACAAGTTCAGTCTTATGGAGAATGGGCAAGAACCAAAGTTGATGCAGCTTTTGCAAGAGAAGAAGCATCTAGAGAACTGCACAAATATCATAGTGACTATGGTCAGTTTTCCCTTTGGGAATCTTGGAGTGCTTCTGATGAACCAAGAATTAAGAGAGATGAATTACTAGCAATTAGCGATCCATATATTACTATTCCAAGTCTGGATGCTAATGGATGGGAATCGTGGAGACAATGGGTTAGAAATTTACCATCACTTTTTCCCACCCCATTGGATATTGAATGGGTAGATCCGCCAGCAAATGCTAGCACTTATTTAAAATATAAGATTCGAGAAATGAAAACAACGATTGATGATATGAGATCTAAGAGAGATTCTTATATAGACTATGTTCCTCCAGTGATTGACTAACACTAAATATCTTTGATGCACTGGAACAATAATAGATGTCTAGAATCAGAGTAGACGAATTAATTAATGCTGGAAATACTGGACCTTTATTAGCAGTAGAAGGTTTAGAAATTCCAGTTTCTAAAACATTGAACATTAATGGTTCAATTGTTTTGAATGGAGATACTGGTCTTGACGGACAGGTGTTGAGAAGAACTACTACTGGATTATCTTGGGATAATGTTCCTCTAACAGATTCAGATACAACTTATACTTTATCTGCTATTGATGGTAGCAATGCTACAAGAGAGAAAGTAATTCGTTTAGCTGCTGGTGGATCTGGATCTGGATCTACTGATGTTGTTTTAATTGCAGGTAACAATGTTGCACTAACTAGGAGTGGAGATAGGATTACTATTGATTCTAGTTACACGGACACTAATACAATTACAAGAATTGGAACCAATGGGGGAAGTTATACTGATGGAGATGTAAATTTCATCGGAACAGGTGCTGCTACAATTACTCAATCTGGTAGAACTGTTAGTATCAATGTAACTGATGATAATACTACGTACACTGGTGAGAGTGGCGTTGATATTACGGTTGATAACAGAATTAGAATCGGTCAACCTGTAGGTGTAAACGATGCAGTTACTTTTGGTCAGATTACAGTAACAGGAGATTTAATTGTTCAGGGAACAACCACGAATAGTAATGTGGTTCAGGTAACAACCCTGGATAAATTTATCAATCTGAATGATGTATTGATTCCGACAGATCCTGTAGCAAATGGTGGAGGAATTATTCTTAGGGGAGATACAGATCATACAATTCTTTGGAGTAATCCTGATGACGCTTGGTCCTCATCTGAGAACTTCAATCTCTCTTTGGGAAGAGAGTATAGAATTAATGAGCAGAAAGTTTTAGATGCAACTTCGTTAGGTGTAGATGTTGTAGATTCTAGTTTAGAATCCGTTGGAATTTTGACTACTGGTATTTGGAATGCGACACCAATTAATATTGCATATGGTGGAACTGGACACACTTCAGCAAATGATGCTTTGAATGCGTTTCTACCACAGCAAGCAGGCAACAGTGGTAAATTTCTTTCTACTGATGGACAAGATACTTCTTGGACTGCTATTCCTCCAACGTATGCTGGATGGGACGTTGGTGACGCTACAGTTACTAAAACGGTAAATAGCACAGATACTGTTAGATTTATTGGTACTGGTAATGCATTAGTTACTTTAGATAATGTACAGAATAGAGTCATCATTAATTCTACAGATACAACTTATGGGTTGAGTGTAGAGAATGATACGAATCCAACTAAAAAAATTATTAGACTTACAGACTCAACATCATTTGCACAAGATGTTGTTTTGGGTGCAGGAACTGGTGTAACTCTTACCAGAGTTAATGATGATCTTATTTTTTCTGTTGCTCAGGATGTAAGTGCTAGTGCTAGACCAACTTTTAGTGCCCTTACTGTTACTGGTGGAATAGATGCAACTTCTTATTCTGGTGATGCATCATCGATGGATGGTCTTACTGGAGCATCTAATGGAACTTATGGAGGATCTGCAGAAATTCCAATCATCACAGTGTCTCCCAGTGGAAGAATTACTTCTATTTCTACAGCACCTAACAGTGGAACGGGAACTTCTGGTGTTGTTGCTGGTGGTAATTCAAATTCAATTCAATATAATTCCAACGGAAGTTTTGCTGGAAGTTCCAAGTTTACGTATGAACCTAGTCAGAGTGAGTTGAGAGTTCAGGGTTATATCACTTCTGATAATCTCCAATCCACTAATGGTAATATTAATAAACTTTCTGTAACTGAAACACTGAAACTACCGTCAAAAAATAATAGTGAACGGGCGTTGTTGAATGTTTCTGAAGGAACAATGATTTACAATAATACAAGCAAACGAATTGAAATTTATAAAAATGGAGTATGGGAATTTTTGATTTCATCTACAGAAATTAAATCTATTGTTACTGCTTCCGCAGATTTTGCCGAGTTCAAAGTTAGAATTTCTTCCTTGGGGTCAGCTCAACCATAAATAGTTGAGCCTTACTCTCTACACATGGCTGATACTAAACCAGCGGTGGAGAGGCAAGACCACGATGATGATAAAAGTGAAGTTCTTGGTAATTTAGTGAAAGTAGTTGTACTTATATGGTCTGCTTCTCTTCTCACATTTTCCTACGTTAGACTTCCAAATGGTCAAAAGATTTTAGATTTTGATCCAACATTTATCGCATCCGTTTTTTCTGGCTCGTTAGCTGCGTTCGGATTGTCTCCTGCTAAATCAGGTGGTAATGGAAACGGCAAAGCAGTAGCTAAGAAAGAACCCGAAGTTGTTTCCGCTATTGAGCCAAAGAAAGATGCAAAAACTGATTAACGTTCTCGCAGTCCTGTCGTTTCTAGGAACGGCAGGCATCATTGGTAGTGGATACTATCTGTACACACAGAAAGATCCTATCATTGAAGGTCTAAAAGAAAAAGTAACTAAGGCTGCTGTGGAGGGCGTTACCAATGCTCTACCAGGGTTGTTAGATTCTTCTATGCCTGAGTTACCAACAACAACAGGTCCTGCGCTACCCTTACCATGAATCAAGAAACCCTCAGTCAGTTTATCAAACCAGATCCTCCTAAGAAACCATCGGGATGGAAGATAATTATCACCACTGCTGGTGTATTGTTTGCTATCTCTCACATTGGTCTTCTGGGTTATCTGATTGATCGGAAAGAAGAGACACCGAGGGTTCCTCAAGTTCCCACAATTAATATCCCTCGTGGGGACTACTCCTCATACACTATTGAGGCAGGTCCACAGGGATATAAAATTCAGTACAAAGCAAACGACCCAGCAATCCTTGAGTCTGAAAGATCATTAGATCTTAATAAGCACAAGAAAGGATTTCTTGGCGGAGGAACTGAGCAGCGTCGTGAGTATCGTCGTGATCAATACACTATGGACGGCACCCGTAATATCGGAGGTGCAATTGATGCTGAGGGAAAGTCGAATGCACAAAGCGCCGAGTGCATCGCGGCGGACGCTGGAGCACGGTCTCAAGGTGCGATGGCGGGAACTAGCATCGCTGCTGGTCTCGTAGTTCCAGCGGTCGCTAACATCCCATACATTGGATGGTTAGCGGGTGGATGGGCACTGCTCCTAGGACAGAGAGCAGGTTCTTCTATCGGGTCACAGGTTGGCGCTGTGTTTAATGATTGCTGAAAACTTGATGAGAGTGGTTAAATAGTACAGTATGCTGATACGTATCATGGCTCAATCGACTTACAAGAAACAGGCAAAGAAAGAAGCAACAGAAACTTTCTTCCTGTACGTATTTTTTCATTCAATCTGGACAGGAATTTTTAAATTATTTGAGGACTGATGGAAATTAAAATTGATCCGATCAACGTCAGTGGAATCAATATCCCTGAGGTTACAGTTGTTGATGGAAGTAATTATTCTTCACCTCCCATTCCTGCTGCACCACCTGTAGTGGTAAATATTGGTGTGCCTATTGTTGATGTGCCTGGTTGTGTCGAAGCCCACGAAGCGAACAACAACTCCAAAACTCTCGGAGGTGATGACGAGAGAGGACTGGTTACGTATTGTGACGCTGGCGTTCCCAGTTATAATCCTATTAATTTTGAACCTGAGCAGATAGTTCCAACGTATCCTGCTGGTGTAGATACGAGGCAACCAAAGAAACCAGAACCTCCTATTGCTCCCGATTTACCGACACCTAAAGTTCCTCTTGCTACTGCAAAGATTGACTGTCCTACAGCATCTCAGCAGGCAAAAGAACCTGTAGGTACATATGTTGAGGGGTTTAGAAAGAAAGTTACTGCATATGAACTCATTGGTAATGAATGTGTTCAGATTACAGAGAAAGTTTCCATTCCAGAACAAATAGTTGCGGGATTACCTAGTGGTGGACAGGTTATTCAAGTGGGTGGTATTGCTGTGATTGCTACAACGACAGCACTACTAGCAAAACCGTTAGCAGACATCCTACTCAAGGTCATCAAACCAACGGTAAAAAAAGTTATGAAAAAGATTGCTAAGATTAGGGGGAAGACAGTTCCCGTACTGTCCACTGCAGAGCGTAGAAATGAGCAACGGGACCGAAACCGTGCTATAATGGGATTGAGACAAACGCTCAGACCAAAATGACCTACGAAGCTGAAGTACAATTCAAGTTTGATGCTACCTATACTCACGATTACAGTCGTGGGTTTGGATCTACCATCGGGGATGATGACTTTATCCCTGAAGAGCATTACCTGATCACTGCTCCTGCTGGAGATCTCAATGCTAAACAGTATTTCAAACTGTTTGAGAAGTTTATGCTCTGTGTGGGTATGGATCCCAAATCTATCCGCAGTGGTGCTATGTCATTGGTCTTCAATGATTGGACAGGAGAAGATGATCAGCGTAAAGTCTGTAAAGAGTATGAATTGACCATGGATGAAGACCTTGATGAAAAATTCAAGGAGTGGGTAAAGCGTGATGAAGAAGTGAAGAGACTACAAGAAGAAATTGATACAGCGCGTAATTTTGTTAGTGAACCCAAAATCAAAGGTGACTGGGAGCAAATGACTGATGAAGAGCGTGAACATCAGTGGGAGAAAAGTTACTGGGCACTCAATCGTCGTTTCCAACGCTTTGCCATTTATAGTGATGACCAACTGAATGAAATGGTTGATGCATACGAGCGACTCAAAATCGATAGTGCTAATGGAGTAGCATAGTGGGAATGTTTGATCTAGTGAGAAGTTCTTATCCTTTGGGTGAGGACTTCTCTGGCAACTGTCACACAAAAGACATTGAAGATGGATATGATGGCACCATGTCTCAATACTGGATCTCTCCTGATGGTCAATTGTATCTGATTGATTATTCTCAAACTGCTGACTTTGTAGAACTTAAAGAAGGTGATGATGGTTATGAACCAGAGAAAAAGTTTCTAAACTTTGTCTGGATACCTAATGGTAGTCATGGGCGAGTGAGACCCTGGAATATCACCAAATATATCACCATATATCCTGAAAGGTGGGAAGGTGAATATGAGGATTGGCCTGATTGTCGTATTCATTTTAGAGACGGCAAACTACAAGATTTTGAAATTCTAACCAAAGGAGACCGAAAATGATTAGTAAGCACTGGGATGTAATGAACAAGTTGGAAGAATCATTCTCCAACATCAACTCTATCAGTTTTATGCTGGAAGAGTTGACTGAAGCAATGGACAACAATCGTATGGATGCTGCACATGATATTGCACATGCATTGAATGCATTCCTGCCAGTATATACTGATAACTGGGATCGAAACTTCAAGAAAGCATGGAATCATGTTGTCAATGAGTAGATTCATTAAAAATCCTGATGAGATCGTCCTTGAAGACGTTTCCATGCTACATTATGAGGTGATGGAACAGGGACGTGCTGTGTGGTTGGGAATCTATCTCAACAATGGCAAAATGTATCACCTGAACATCGGTGGTGACAATCTTTATGTGAATTATTCTGATGAAACTCTTTGATTATTGCTACTACGAAGACTTTGGACATGAGTGGTATTTCCAACTCCTCCCAATCTCTACTAAGTTTGCTCTCATTGATATGTGTATTCAATGGGATGATTTTGCTCCTCTTGAATGGTATCCATATGTAATCATTGGTATTGGTCCTCGTGACATTGGATTCTGTTTTAGATGGAGACGATTCGAACTTCGCTTTGATGTCTTAGACTTTGATAGACGCAATCTATCATCCTATCGTCGTCATAAATCTGGTGATTATCGTCCTTTGCAGGGTTTATCTCAATGACTGAAGAACAAATTACAATGCTTCGTCGTCTCATCAAAGATGAGATTGAATGTGCTCAGATTGATGGTATGGAGCATGGTCAATGGGGATGGGCAGAGAAACAACTTGATAAAAATTGGAAAGAATTTCAGGAGAGTTTTAACAAATGAGTATTCCAAATTTCAAATCCCAACACGACTGGGAAGCATTTACTCAAATCTTTGATAGTCAGTGGCATTGTAAGAAAGCACTGCTGGATCGTGTCAAGGATGATATGCTCCCTGGATACAACTGGGATCAACTCCAACCACATACAATGGAAGTGATCAACGACATTGTATCCAATCTTGTGTATGAATGTGAACGTCAGTTCAAAGAAACGCATCAAGACTACAAAACTGATGATGATGAGATTTTCATTCCTTATCGTTCATTCAAAGAGAATGTAGCAGAAGCACTCAAAGAAGCACTTACTCCTTACCAGTTGTTAGAGCGGGACCAAGGTCCTCAGCATTCCGAGACACAGGACTAGGAATCTTATGAACGTGTGGATGTTGGTGTCCTGGTGGATTATTCACTACGACATCAGCACACACTTTATAGTATGGTGAGCGGGGATGGAATTGAATTCCCTCCTTCATTAACTGACCACAATTCTTTAGACGGGCAATCTCAAAATCCAATCTCTTGTTAGCAGTTGTCTGTTGCATCAAAGCGATGTTAGCAGCAGCTGCTTCTTTACATTGATCCTGCAACTTTTTATCAAGAGGACGAGACCATGTAGCAGAGAAACCAATACCTAAGTTGTAGTTATCTTTTTGTCCTGTTCTTACAGGAACACGATATAAAACAGATCCAGGATTGTCTGGAGCTCCATCTTCATCCAAATCTCTCATATCATAGACAGGATCATAGTAGTAATCCTCATAAGGTCTGGTAGCAGATGCACTACCAGTTACATATGGTGTGAAGTTTAGAGTGGGTCCTTGACACTGGATCCCTCCCCCATAAGTATTAGTGATATATGGACCTTGTAAAACCTGGATTGCCTGGTTGGTCACCGAGCCAGAGCTATTTGCTACTGGAGCTGCTGTAGCACTAACCCCACCAACTTCAGCGAGTGCCTGAGTTGGAAATAATGATCCAAGAAGAAGTGCCCCTATTACTGACTGAAAATGGAAGTTGTGTCGGTTATGCTTGTTACTTCTGTTGTTCTTTGAATGATTGTTTGATTGCTTAAACCAGGACCTTGATACGTTTCTGTGAACTGAAACGCTGCTCCTGGTGTCGTCTGTGTGAAGTTTGGTCTTGTATTGATTCCTGTCCATGTTGAAGTCACGCCGTCTATAGTTACATTGTTAGCACCTGTTCCTGGTTGTAATGAACCTGATGCTGTAATTCCACTCCCCGTTACAGAATATTGATACCCTGTGTTGTAGTCCATCGAGTTGATGGTCTCCGTAATTTTTTGTGTCGTCTCTGTGTGGCTCGTCATCGACCCCTGTGTAAAGTTAGGGACTACTGGAACTGCCTGAGCAGTCCCATGAAAAGCACCTAAAATTAAACCAAGACCGATTGCTTCTTTCAAACGATCCATAACATACCTCAGTCAATAACAGTAATTTCCGTAACGAATTGTCCTGTTGCAGATGAACCTGCTCCACCAGCAGTCAGCGTGATAGCATGACTTCTATCAATCGTTCCAGCTAGAGTTCCAGCAGATCCAGCCGCATAAGAAGTGAGGTTGCCGAAGTTAGGAACATCACCTGTGCTTACAGCAGCGGCAGGGACACTATCTGCTGCGTTGTATGTTTCAGTCAAAGACCAGTCGTTACCAGCAGTATTGACAGTGTATGTGCCAGCACCAGAAGTAGCACCACCCATCGTAGTGACCGAGATGTTAGAACCAGAAGCAGAATAACTACCACCAATTCTTACCGCAGTAGAGCGGGCAGCATCAACAGTCAGTTGAACTGAAGAAGTATGTTTTGATACAAGTCCGCCTGCGTTTGCTGCACTTGCGGTCATCAGTAGCATAGCGAGTGGTAATAATTTTTTCATATCACTCTAATTTGGGATCCATATTTATTTAGGTAATCGCCAATGTATTAACTGGCACACATGGTGCTTGACGAATCTTTACAATTACTATATACTTATGTTGTAAATCGTTACAAACTAATGACCGTCACAACTAATGAGCGCGGACAGAACAACATGTTCGCAGTCGAACCCACCATGTATATGACTGATGAAGACCGTGCTCGCTACGGCATTGAGTCTCATGCAGAGCGTGCTGAGAAACTGAATGGTCGCACTGCGATGATGGGTTTCGTAGCAGCCTTGATTTCTTACGCAGCAACTGGTAAACTGTTCTTTGGTATCGTCTGATATTCATGAACAAGTTTTATATGTTCACTAAGGACTCTTGTGGTCCTTGTGGATTAGTTAAGCGTTATCTCAATGCTATGAATGATGATCGAACAAACCTTTTGGAAGAGGTTCAACTAGAAGATTTTTCTGATGAACCTATTCCTCAAGAGAACCTCGATCTCGCCAAAAAATATGGTGTTACTGCAACACCAGTTTTGGTAGTCACTGATGCAGAAGGTAACAAGCTCGCCACCTATACTGGTGGTATGGGCATCACCCAAAACATTCGTAAAACATTTGAACAGTATGCCTGATCCTGATGCACTATGGAAGGATATCCAGAAACTCGACGACTTATACGAAGAGTTGCTGTGGCATCCTGACGATGAACTACAATTTACCCACGATGGTGAGAAGATCATCATCACTAACAAAACACTGGAGCAAAAACAATGAATGAAAACGCAGAACGTATTAATGGTTGGGCAGCAATGCTCGGAGTCGTAGCGGCAATGGGATCCTATGCCGTTACTGGACAACTTATCCCAGGTATCTGGTGATGTTATTCCTAGCGATGTGTATGCTAGGTGGATTTGTCTTCGCCGCTCTCATGAGAGGCAGTGATGTAGACGACGACAATGATGGTCCTGGTGGAGGAATGATGGTTCCTGCTACCAATCCTATCTAAATATCATTCAGTGAATAAAAAAACATATGAACGAATCTGATCTTTGGAAAAGAATGTGGGGGGAAACCAAGTTTGTTCCTGCAGGATCATCGGAAGAAAAACTTTCTGATGATGAAGATAGAATTTCTGAGCTAGAACGCAGAGTCAGAAAACTCGAAATGAGGCTTAACAAATTAACAAATATATAGTATAAAGGGTATAATATTATACCCTTTTTTAATGTTCACTAATAAGCACATGGAAGATAGAATCTATCATATCTACGAAAAAGAAACTAACAAACCAGTCAAGGTCTGTGTGACGACTGAAGAACTGGAACAAATGCTTGCAGAAAAGAAGGTGGATTTCACGCGGTGGGAGGTTCAACCATGCTACACTGAGTATGCGGTTGGGGATGCCTCGTACTGATGACCTTGTACAATGAGCACAAATGCTTATTTCAAGAGGGTTGACTGGTTTCCCGAACCGTGTTACACTAAATAGGTAAACAAATGTAACGGACTTCTAAGTTTTTGTTACACAACACCCCTTCAACCGAGACCTACAGGGTGTATAAAGCACGTCTCTCATATCCTCGCATAAGGGTGGCGAGGAAATAGTAACTCCACCATTTCCCTGATGGTCTTACTTTTTTGTTTAAACTAATGGCTCAATCTACTCTCAAGGGCAATATTGCCCCCTCTACCTGGGATTCATTCTGTGACTGGGTAACGTCTACAAACAACCGTTTGTATGTTGGTTGGTTTGGAACTCTTATGATCCCAACCCTCCTCGCAGCAACCATTTGCTTCATCGTTGCATTCATCGCAGCACCTCCTGTCGATATCGACGGCATTCGCGAACCCGTTGCAGGTTCCCTGATGTATGGTAACAACATCATCTCTGGTGCAGTTGTTCCTTCTTCTAACGCAATCGGTCTTCACTTCTATCCCATCTGGGAAGCAGCGTCACTCGATGAGTGGCTCTACAATGGTGGTCCCTACCAGTTGGTAGTCTTCCACTTCCTCATCGGCGTCTTCTGTTACATGGGACGCGAATGGGAACTGTCCTATCGCCTGGGTATGCGCCCCTGGATTTGTGTTGCTTATTCTGCGCCTGTCGCCGCTGCTACTGCAGTGTTCTTGGTCTATCCATTCGGTCAAGGTTCTTTCTCTGACGGTATGCCGCTCGGTATCTCGGGCACGTTCAACTACATGCTTGTCTTCCAAGCAGAGCACAACATCCTCATGCACCCCTTCCACATGCTTGGAGTCGCAGGTGTCTTTGGTGGGTCCCTTTTCTCTGCGATGCACGGCTCGCTGGTTACGTCGT